CCCCGCGACGGCTGTTATTCCCGCCGTGACGGGCATTAACTTTTTACCCGCCCCTTCAATCTTTGCCCCGGCGTCCTGAAGCGTCTTTCCCATTGATTCAAGCGACGGATTCAGGGACTTGACTTCACTTTCAAGTTTTTTCAGTTCGGCTTCGGTGTTTGCGACCTCGCGCTGTAACGCGCGATATTTTTCTTCCGGCAGTTCGCCGCGCTCAAACGCCGCCTTCGCCTGTTCCTCGGCTTCTTTCAGCGTTTTCAGTTTTGCGTTCGTCGCTTCGATTGATTCAGAAAGAATTTTCTGTTTTTGCGCGACAAGTTCCGTATTTTTGGGATCCAATTTCAGGGATTTGTTTACCTCTGTTAGTTCAGACTTTAAGGAACGGGCGTTTTTGTTTACGTCCTTTAACGCCTGATCTAACTTTGTAGCGTCGCCGCCGATCTCGATTGTGATTCCCTTGATATTGTTCGCCATGCCTTGATCCCTGTCCTTTATCCTTTATTTTTCCCGAATTTCGCCCGCAGACTTGTCCGATCCGGCTTTGTCTGCTTGTAATAATAGGCGTTTTCTAAATATTTTCTCCCTTCCTCGGTCTGATTCATGCTATGAATAAAGGCGTCCCGGAAATAATACAAATATTCGTCAATATCCATTTCCCCCAGATCCCGGATTGATAATCCGGTATAATCTGACACCATTTTTTCCCCTGCACTATCCGGCGTATAATATAACTTGTTATCGTTTATATGCCCCGGATAATAGGGGACTGTCAGTTTGGGTTGTTCTGGATCCCGCCGACGAATTTTTCGTAATAATCGCCGATGAACGCCGTCATTTCCTCGATATCATATTCCGCCGCAATCTGTCTCGGATCGACCTTGATCCCGTTCAGATTGTTGTTCAGGCAGTCCGCCATGACGCCCGCCATTGTGTCGATCACGTCGTCCACGTCGGCGTTGTCGTCCTGCTGCAGATTCCGCAACGCCTGAGCCTTTCCGAATGTGTTCTTCGTCGGCATTTTGACCTGAAGCGTCTGTCCGTCCTTTAATTTGACATTGAAAAAAGTCCTTTTAATCTTGTTAAAATTAAATGATAAATTAGCCATGATCCGATCCTTTCTTTCCCTGAATGAATAATCCGGCGGCGGGCGTTTCCAGTAGTCCCGACCGCCGGATCGTTGTTCCTGTGTCCTGCTGCCTGTTTAGTCCTGCGTTGCCGCTGCCGTGATGATGACCGCGCCCGTCACGCTTGCGATCGTCACGGTTCCGGCGGCATTGTCCCACGCGCTCGACGTGATATCCGTTCCGCCCATGCTGACAGTCGGCGTTCCGATCGTGTAACCCGTTTCAGCGGTCAATGTAGCATTGAACGCTGCCCCTGCTGCCACGCTTGCGCCTGTGAATGTGGATGAAACATTCTTCAGATTCTGCGTGACGCTATATGTCCCGGCGTCCGTGTCCTTGATTTCCTCGACGAAATCGACAAGCGTTCCTTCGTCGTCAAGGTTCGGCATTGCAAGGAATTCTGCGTCAACGACCGTCGCGTCGCTCGGCGCGAACTGAAGCGTGAATCCTGCCTGATTCTGTCCGACGATCATCACCCAGATATCGCCATCTTCGGGATCGACATGGTGGAAACAGATCACGAACTTCGCGCCCTTTCTGTTCCCAACGCCGCCGATCTTTGTTTTGCGATACTTTCCGTCGGTGGATGTGCTGACGCGGGCGGTATCACACAACTTTTCAATCGTGTTCCCGGTCAACGTCATCAGTCCCGCCTTCAGTTTGACTTCCTCGGACGTGATAACGGTCTTTGATACCTTTCCCATGTCGTCCGTCACGTTCTGGACTTCGTTCGTGTACTCGATCGACGCCCCGTTCTTGATGTAGGAATATCGGTTGTCATCCGTGCAGAAGTCCTGCGGCTCCGGGATCGTCATTCCCTTCGCAAATACTCCTAAATGGATGTAGCCGGATCCTAAAATGATTCTTTCAGGTGCTTTCATTGCTTTGTTCTCCCTTCTTTGTTTTAGAGTTTTTGAACGACGTTGAAATCATACGCCGCTTGATACATTTCTTCGGACTGGATCGGGGCGGTTGTCTTGTGAAAACCAATGTCAAAAAGGACTTCCGTTTCGATCCGGCGTTCCAGATCGTGATCCGGCGTCCTTGCCGTGTATAACTCGATCGACGCCTGAATCTGTCTGATCCGGTTCCCGTCATCCGTTCCCTTCTGATCCTCGGAACAGAAATAAATCAGGAACGGCGGATCCGGCGCAGGGTTCTTTTTCGTGTCCCGGAACTCATATTCCGCGACCGGATATCCTAACGCCTTTAACCTTTCGATGATCCTTTCATAAGTGACTTTCATTAAATGCCCCCGTTCGCGCTCCTGACGGCTTTTTTTATCGCTTCGACCGCCAGTTCCTGCGCCGCCTGTTCTGCGGGCAGGATGTGTTGATATGCGCGTGTCCTTTTCCCGTTTCGCGTGACGTGTCCCTTTTCCAGAAGGTGCGTCAACTGATAATGTTTCCGGTTGTGGACGGAATATTCGTCGCCCTGAATCGCAGACGCCGTATTCCTTGCCGTAACGCTCCAATCCGGCGTATATTTTCCCGCCCGTTCCTTGTATGATCCGCCTTTTTTCAGCGTTTCCGCCGTCTTATCCGCGACTTCCTTCAGGTTTTTGTTCACTTTCCGCGAAATATCCGCGTTGTATGTTTCCAACTGTTCCCGGATCGCCTGATCCAGTTGATCCGGCTTTATCTTAACGACCATAATTTCCCACGCGCTCCGCCGCGTACAGTTCGATCTTGCCGTCCGGTCTTGCGCCGTATGCCCGATAAATCGTCAGACGCTTGTTTCCGACCTGAAGTTCCGGCTGTTCGTCATATTCTGACGCCCATATTACGAACTGACTTTCTGCCTTGTAACCATTGACGCCCGCAGACTGGAATTCGTCGCGCCCGATCGGGTTCTGCTGTGCAAAAACGACCGTCTTTTCATCGTCCACCGGGTTGTCGCCCGGATGAATCAATGTGATCTGACATTCTGTCATCCGTTTGATCCCCCTTCGTTCGATTCAGATTCCGGGGCGGCGGAAAAATATTTCCTGTCGCCCTTGATCTTTGTGATATTCATGTCGTAGATCCCCGATAAAATCGGGTACGCGCCCGTGTCAATGGAATAATTCGCCTTGACGTATGACAGGACGGCTTCGGCGATCAGCGGATCCGACGGGTTTTCAAGCCACGTCGGATCAACGCCTATTCGTTTTAGATCCGAGATCGCTGTGTCGGCGGTGCGCTTGACGTCCTGATCCAGATCGTCCGATATGCTTTTCCTGACGCGAAGCCGCGCCGCTTCATACAGTTTTTCGATCGTCATCTATGCCGCCCGCCTTTCTGTCAGGTATTACGCGCCCGCCTTTTTCACGCGGACGAAGCCGTTCCATGCTGCCACGGAACCGCCCGCGAACATGGACGCCCTGAACGCCGTCTGACCGCTCTTGAACTTGTAATCGTCCGAACGTCTGACGTCGATATCGGAAAAGATCGCCAGTTCGTAGTTCTGCATATAGCCGTATGCCATACAGTACGAATTCGCCGCCGTTGCCGCGTTGCTGATTGCCGCGCAAGCGGAATTGATGACGAACGGAACGCCGTCGATCGTGCCGGTCTGTCCCTGATTGACGATTGTATAAACCTTGCGCCCCTGCTTGTCGCGCAGTTTCGCGAACGCTTTCAGATCCTGCTTGTTCAGGATCAGCGTCGCCACGCCCTCGACTTCCTCGTCGCCGCCGAACGAATAAATGATCTCGTCAAGCGTCGATTCATCGATCGCTGTGATTGATGTGATATCCGTGTCAGGATCGATCACGCGCTCCTTTGCGTCCGAAGGATTGAAAAATATTCCCTTCAGGTTGCTTGTCGTGCCGTCGCCGATCAGGATCTGACGGGACAGGAAACGGCGGATCGCCTTGCTGACGGAACCCTCGACGACGGAATCATAATCCGCGTTCGGAAGTTTCTGCATTTCCTCCGGCTCCTCGGTGTACGCTGTGACCTTTTCCTTCTGGATCGTCACATAGCCGAAAACGGGTTCGACGCTGTTATAATTCGCGCCCTCGGCGGTCTTTCCTGCGCCGTCTGCGCCGTAATCCTTGACGAATCCGCGTTCGTAGGTTTCGCCGCCCTGAAGCGTCACCGCCTTGACCATATCGATCAGCGCGGAAACAGGGTTCGCGGTCTGATTCAGATCGGGCGCGGTATGAACGACCGGCGCGGTCTGCTCCACGGACAGGGAAGCCTTCACGTTCGGGGACGCGATACGGGCGGAAAAATTAACGCCGGAACCGGCTTTCAATGCCTTTCCGCGCTTGTCGAACGCTTTCACGCCGTCGTCCGCCTGTTCCTGCTTCTCGCCCTCGTTCGGCTCCGGATCGTCCGCGCTGTCGGCGATCCCCGCCAACTGTTCGCGCTTCTTTGCCTGATCCAGAATGTCGCGAATGTCCTGCGCTTCCGCCAGAAGTGAGTCCAGAACGTCGCCCTCTGCGGTCTTTGCCTGAATGCCGATCTCCTTCAGACGCGCGTTCAACTGGTCTTTTGTGAATTTCACAAGTTCATCGTGTTTCATTGCTTTGTTCTCCTTTCACAAACTGTTGATGATGATCCGCGCGATTTCGTCGCGCTTCTTGCTATTCTGAATCAGTCCCGCCGACCGCGCGTCCTGATTTTCAGACTTTGTTTTCTTTGCCGCGCCCGCTGCCTTCTGGATGACAAGATCCTTCGGCATATTGCGCGACCGGGCGACATATTCGCCCGAAGCCGCCGCGATTTCCGCG